CTCTACAGCTGAAAGCTTTAACGTCTCATCTGAAACTTTAATTGATTTTGCAAATGCCTTAGGCTCAACAGTAATACTAGCTAATCCGTCGCCTGCTGATACAAAAGTTCCATCTTCTTCTACTGGCGCAAACTCACCAATCGAATTATTCCAGACAGGAATAACATTGGAAGCGGAAGCTCCCGCATGAATAGAAAATTTAGAAAGTAAGTCGTCTTTATCTTCCAAAGCATAAATAAGCTCATTTGCAACACTGACTGTACCAGTACCATTGACTTTAACAGTACGATTTTCTTTCATTGCACTCTGAATATCCGAATAAAACTTATTTCTTTCTGCTGTACGATTCTCTTTTACTGGAGAATTTGCAAGTGCTTCTTTTTGTTCTAATTCTTTCTTTGCTGAACGAATTTCAGCAAGCTTTTCCTCTGCCTTTTTAATTGTTTCGTTAATATTTTCCATAGTTTAGAATTCCTTTTTTATTTAGTTACTAGAAAGCTCTTTTTCGAGTTCTTTTTGTAACTCTTCAAGTTTTTTTAATTGTTCTGGATCAGGTTCGATTTCCTTACTCTTAACCTCTTCTGTCTGAGTGTCATTTTTTGGCTGCTCAGGTGTTTCGGCTTTTGGCTCGTTTACTTTTTCTGAATCCTTTGTTTCAGGTTCTTTATCTATTTGTCTTTCAATGGATAAAGCCGCCTTTATTTCTTCCAATAGTTTTTTAACCTGTTCCAATGTTTCAGGATTTAATAGGTCAATTTCTTTTGTTTCTATTGCCCGTCTAATTTTTTCCATTTCAATAATTCCTCTTTCCATAATAGTTTCTGTTGATGTTTCTAAGTAGGCAGGATTTATAACACACAAAGAAATTGCTATAAGTTTCGCACTTCTAAGCATTGCTATTCCATTTTCCTCAACCCAATCATAGGGCAAAAACTCAAAAGAAACGCCATTACAGTCTCCACGTTTTATAGTATCATAACATCTATTAGCAATGTCTGAATCTCCAAGCTCTAAAATAAAATGAAGTCCATCGTCTCTGTTTTCTAGTTGCAAAGTCCCACTCTTTGTATTTCCAAGAACTGCTAAATCATCGTGAGCATAATTTGCATAAACATCCGCTTTATCTGCTAAGGTTTTGTTAAAAACAGAAGGTAGAAGCATTTCAAACTCACAATCTGAATAGCCTAAATACATTCGCTGTGATTTTGAGTTATAAGGAATATTGCCAAAAATAACTTTCTTTCCGTCCTGTTCTTTTGCTTCCGCTTGAACTTCTTTAGGTGTAGTCCGATATTCAATCTTTCTCTTCATTTCTTGATTTTTCCTTATTGCATTAACTCGCTACCAAGTCCGACAGCTTCTGCATTTTTTTGCGTACCTGTTGTTTGCTTCATATTCTCAAGTTCTGCTTGTTTTAGCTTTGCGCTAGCTCCAAGAGATTTTTCTAATTCGTCTATAATTGGTAATAAGTTTGCGGGTCTATAATTAAAATTACCGTTTTCAATAGGTGGCAAGTCTTCCTTTGTTCTGATTTCATTTATAGTTAGTATTCCGTTGTTCATTTGCTTTGTATAAGAATCAATCTTGCTTGCTAAACTTGTTCTAAGTAGAGAATTGTAATTAAACTTAATATAATACTTAAAACGTTCCTCTGTCTTAAATAATTTATTAAGGCTTTCTTCTAATTGCTGAACTATCGGAGCTACAGCTTGAGTAGCAAACATAGTCGTAAGTTTTTCTATATCTGTACTTCCTTCCCCTGATAGATATTCTAAAGGAACACCAAAAATTTGTGAAATTATTCTTAACTGAAAATTGCGATTTTCACTAAGTTCGCTTGCTCGATTATCACTTGCTCCTGTATCTAAAGTTTCAAATTTTACTTTTCCAGTTTTTACAACAGGTTTTCCCGCATTTGAACTTCCACTGTAATTTTGAATATACCTCTCCCTAATTTGCTTTTGCTCTTGTTCTGTTGCATTTGGGTACGTGTCAGATAAATCTATTACAAGTCTTTTCCCTAAATGATTAGAAAAGCTATTATTTGTATAATCATCTAATGATTGAGAAGTTTGAAAACTACTTTGGCAAACTTGAAAAATAGAATGTCCGATTTTTCCATCATATCCAAATCTTGAAGGTATATGGAGAACTTTTTCAGCCGTGTAAACTTTCCCATTATAAGAATACGTCTTTTGATTATATTCGTTTCTGTTTACAAACACATTTCTAGGGTTCAATCTGAAAAGGTTTGTAACATTCCCCTCTAAATCTTTGTACGTGTATAAATAAATATTGCCATCAAAATAATCTAATATAAGTTGATGGAATAAAGTTGAATGTGTCTCTTCCGCGTTTGGTTCCCTTAGAACTTCATAAATGGGATGGTCTACTTTTTCCCCTGATTTTGTTTTATAGATTCCATAAGAAAGGCTTGCTATCGTGCTCGCAATTCTATCTATACAACTAAAACTTGTTGAGTCATTTTCCACCTGTCTATTTATTCCACTTGAATAATCAAGGATTGTTTTTGGTTTCTGTTTTGACTCTTTATTATATCTTTTAAATATCTTTTGAAAAAAGTTCATTACTCTAATTTCCATTTTTTTAATAGTCTTTGTTTCACTAGAATGAATTTAAGATTTCTGAAAAATTCATTTGCTTAGTTTGTTTTTCTTCCATATAACACGCCCTAGAAAGTGCCATGATACTTGTAATAATTCCGTCTATTCTCTGTGTTGATGATTTATTACTTTTTAGCGGCTTATAATTTCCAGATGGGTCAACCTTTATAACACAGTTTTTAAGATTCCATCTTGCTATCGGATTAGAATCAATAACATGACCATCTAAAACTTTTTTCTCATAGTTTTTTGTTGGTTCCGAAAAGTTCTTTAGATTCTGTGCAAACTCTATGTAAGTTATATTAGGCAACTCATCATTGAGCTTGTTTATTACAAGTTTTGATTGCCAAGGGTCAAAACATATTTCTTTAATTCTAAATATTTGTGAGTCCTTCTTTATATATTCAATTACAAAATCATAATCTATAGTCTGTCCCGGTGTTGGTATTACTAGTCCTTTGTTTATCCATTCTTGAAAGTTTATGCTGTCATTCTCATATTTATTTTGTACTTGCCCAGAAGGAATAAAAAAACGGTGTTTAAAATAATAATTTCCATTTTTCTCAAAACATAAAGAATAAACTGTTAAATCAGAAACACTAGATAAGTCTAATCCACCATAACACTCACAGCCATTAAATTCTAAATCAAAATCGACTTTCTTATTTATAAGTTGGTCGGGATTGAGCCAATCAGAAACTCCGCCTTTGTCCCATAGACCACAAGTTTTAGAAATAAAGTCTTTTTGATGCGATGATGTAATAATAGCATCATTCAAATCAGAGAGTAGAACATCTTCTTTTAAGAAAGTTCCCAAAGCTGGATTTGCTTTTATAAAATTTCTTTTATCTTTCCAATCATCTTTCTCGTCATACTCATAAAGAATACCAAAATAAGAGTCATCTGTAAGAGCTCCATCTAAAATATTTCTAGTCTTTATTACTTCATTAAAACATGGTGAGTTTGTATCTAATCCGGCACTTGTTATTATACAGACTGTACCATTTAATCTAGCTCTCGACCCATATCTGAAAGCAGTAATAATTTTATCTGATTCGTAAGAATGAAACTCATCTACAACTGAAAAACTATTTTTATAAGAATCTGCTCCTTTTGTTTCTGAACTAAAAAATGTTATCCTTGAGTTATTATATACGATTGCCCCTGAATAGCATTTCATAATATCTTTTAAGTCAGTAGTTTCTTTTATTAAATTTGATAATTCAGTAAATGATTTTTCCGCCTGTTCTCCTGTAGCCGAGACAAAATAGCTTTCCGCTGCGTTTGTAGTCAATGCATCATATAAGATAAAAGGGAATAATAAAGAAGTTGTTTTAGAGTTCTTTCTTGCAATTTCTATAAAACAAGTTCTAAATCTCCTTCTTTCCTTATTATCTTTGTATTTCCAGCCCCAAACATTAGCATATAAAAATTTTTGAAAAGGGAATAATTTTAGGTTTGTATTTATATCAGGAATATGTAGACATTCTGCAAAATCTATGACATCATTTACTGCTTGCCAGTCCATAAAATAGGGGTAACCCTTCTCTGTCTCACTTCTTTTTAAATCAGACATGAAACGCTTAATAGCTTTTTTACAATAAGTACCACTTAAAATTTTTCCCTTGGCTATATCCTTACAATATGCAAGAATTTCTTTCTTGTTATCCATCTATTGAATTCCTTGCAATGATTTTTGAAATTGCTGATTGATTCTCTTGCTGCTTTCTTTCTATATCTAAAGCATCTAAAGCAAGGCGCGCTCTATCAGCAGGTGAAACAAAGAACTTCACACATTTAGAATTATAAGAATTTTCAAGTCGTGATTTTCTTTTTAATAAAATATCTACTTGTTCACTTGTTGGGTCTGAAACTTCAAGCACACTTAGTTTCTTTGTTATTTCCCTAATCATTTCTAAGTCTTTGCAAAGAGATTCAAATAGGGGTAAATCTTGCGGTTTTAATATTCTGCAACTAATTAAAAATTTTATCTGATTGTCCCAGAAATTTATTGCTGTTTTATCTGTGATAGTTTCGGGGCAAGTAAGAATTGTATTCTGGTCTATACAACAAATTTGATTCAAAAGGTTCTCTGCTTTTTCCTGTTCTGTGTGTCTATCTTTTCTGAATGTCCCTGCAAGTTTTTTTTCTACAACAGGTTTCTTTTTCCTTCCGCTGTTCTTATTTCCTGCCATTAAGTTTCTACTCCTTAATTCTAATTAGTTACACTCCGTCAGAAAAAGGCTATAAATTGACATTAAAAAATGGAGACTTGGGGATGTGATATAACGTAAATAAAACGATCTTTTGAAATGGGGCTACCGGTTCCAAAAGATCGTAATTTTTTAAATTATTATTTAGTTTAGCCCTGATTTTATAATTGGTATAACGGTTCCAGTTATTAACCATAATCCAGTTGTAATAAAGAATGATGCTTTATAAGTTAGCATTGGTAATTCTGGAATTGCATATCTAAGACAAGTCCAACCAAGCCATAAAGGAAACGGCATAACTAGAAAAGCTAATATTATAAAAATTATTAAGCCCGCGAAATTTCCTTCAAACTTCATTTCTTTTTGCTCCTTTTCTATATGTTCTCATATATAAAGTATGTTCTTTAGAATGTTCTTTATTATATTTATCCTTATAAACTTTGTAGTTTGCTTTAGCTTCTGCTTCTGGCCTATAAGGAATCAGTATATTGTAGCCTTCTTCTATTGTTCCTAAGGATTCAATATAATACCGCTCTTTTTTTAGTAACTCATTAGAAGCACATTCCTCCAGTATTTCAAAAGAAAAGTTTTCTAATCCATATTGCTGAAAATCTCTGTACAGTTCACAAGACTTTTTCCATGTTGAAGGACATTTGTGTGTAGCCCATCTTCTTGATATATTCGCACTACTTCCAATATAACATTTACCATTTATTTCATTTCTAATTAAATAAACACCACAAATTTTATTCATAATTTTATTCTCCATACTTCAATAATTAGTACGGAATGGGAGAAAAGGTTAGTGCTTATTTTTTCTTCTATCTGCTATTTCTTTTGCTGTTTTTACCCTGTGGCATTCTTTACATAGTGTTTGCAAATTATCTTTATTAAAAAATAAAATCAAATTTCCTAATGGGTCAATTATATGGTCTACTGTCAAATTCTCTGTAGTACCACAATTTATACAGTAAGGGTTATTTTTTAAGTGCTTTTCTCTAAACCTTCTCCAATGTACTGTATTATATAATCCGGCATTATTCCTTATTGCGTTTTTAAAAGCCTCGGGTTCTTTATAATGTTCTTTGCAAAAAAGATGCCCTTCTAAGGCAAACTTCTGACAACATGGAAAATTACATATTCTCTCAATAGCCATTCTCTAATTCCTCTATATAATGTTCTCCACCATTCTCTAATAGTGCTTCATAACTAATAGTTCTCATTTCATAATTCTTATCCGAATAAAGAATTTTTAGTTTTGCAAAGTGAGCGTAAGCAGTAAGCTTTTCTATTCGTTTGTCGGGATTTCTCAAATACGGCTCGATAAGCCAAGTTGCCATATCGCT